AGCCTGGTGGTAACCGAGCTGTCCGACCCGACCCAAGTCAACCCGCTGAAGTACGGCTCCAGCGAAGTCGACCCCGACCCAGTGGTGGCGCTGCTCAAGCTGCGAAACGAGGTTTATGCCCTGAACCGCAACACCATCGAGGTGTTCGACAACGTGGGCGGCGAGTTCTTCCCATTCCAGCGCATTGATGGTGCGCAGATTACAAAAGGCGTCATCGGTACGTTTGGATGCTGCGTATTTGTGGAAAGTGTCGCCTTCCTCGGCTCTGGCCGCAATGAAGCGCCAGGCATCTACCTTGGCGCGAACGCTACTGCTCAAAAAATAAGCACGCAGGAAATCGACCAGATTCTGCTCGGCTACACCGAGACGCAGCTTGCTGGAGTCAAGCTAGAGGCACGCAACGACAAGGCCCACCAGCACCTGTATGTCCACCTGCCTGACCGCACGATGGTGTTCGATGCTGCTGCCACCGCAGAGCTAAACCAGCCCGTCTGGTTCACGCTGACCACCAGCCAGGTCGGCTTCAGTCAGTATCGAGCAAGGAATCTGGTCTGGGCCTACGACAAGTGGATGATCGGTGATCCGCAGTCCAACGCCATCGGCTACCTGGTGGACAACATCAGCAGCCATTGGGGCCAGATCGTGCGCTGGGAGTTCGGCACGCTGATCGTCTACAACGAGAGCAACGGCGCGATCTTCAATGAGCTGGAGCTGGTCAGCTTGACCGGCAGCGTTGCGCTTGGCGTCGACCCCATGATCTCGACCAGCTACAGCGTGGACGGCGTGGCCTGGAGCCAAGACCGCAGCATCCGCGCTGGCACGACTGGCAGCCGCAAGCGTCTGGCGTGGTTCCAGCAGGGTCACATGCGCAACTGGCGCATCCAGCGTTTCCGTGGCGACAGCCAAGCGCACCTGTCTTTCATCCGTCTTGAGGCTCAGATTGAGCCATTGGCCTACTGATGGCAACGCAGAAGCTCAACCTTACCCGCGACCAGCTCGCCACGTTCCTGAAAAACCAGGAGCAGATCAGGCAATTCGAGCGCCTGTTTCAGATTGCAGACGAAGTGTCGCCAGCAACTGACACGGAAGGCATCAGCATCGAGGCTGGAAATGCAGACGCATCAGCGAATGAGGCGCTGGCTCAAATCGTGAGCATGGCCAAAGATGCTGCCATCAATGCAGGCAACGCAGACCAGAAGGCCGTGCAGGCACTGGACACGCTCGGCCGCATTGCCAATGCTCTGGAAATGCTGAGCACCGCGCCTGTGATCGAAAACAATAACTCGACAGTCACGGACTACATCGACCTGAACACGGCTGATTTTGTATCGCGCATCCGTCGTCTTGGCTGGAATGAAACCGACCAGACCGTGAACATCGGCATGGACTACGGCGTCACGCAGCAGGTCGGCCAAGAGGTCTACGCCCGTGTCGGCAATACGACAGGCTCGACCATTCAGAACGGCTCTGTGGTTGGTTTTGCTGGCGCGACTGCCAATGCCCTGCTGGTGGCCCCGTACCTTGCCGACGGCACAAGCCCATCGCTCTACATACTCGGCGTGATGACCCATGACCTGCCGGATAGCGGCGAGAAGGGCTACTGCACCACATGGGGCTTCGTGCGCGACCTCGACACCAGCGCATTCAGCGCAGGCGACATTCTCTATGCCAGCCCGACAACCGCTGGAGCGCTGACCAACGTCAAGCCAACAGCCCCGAACAACGTCATCCCTCTGGCCGCTTGCATCGTGTCCGACGCATCGGCTGGCGTGATCTTCGTGCGCCCGACCATCGAGCAGATGAAGTATTACGGCGTGTTCACAAAGACCACCGACCAAACGCCTGGCGCAACAAACACCGAATACCTGCTTACCTTTGACAACACGCAGATCAGCAACGGCGTGGTAATTGGTGGCACGACTTCGCAAATCATCGTTCCGCAGTCTGGCCTGTACCAATTCGACGCAACGGTGCAGCTGTCCAGCGGAAGCTCATCGTCGAAGAATGTCTGGGTCTGGTTCAAGAAGAACGGCACAGCGATCACAAACTCTGCCCGTCTTGTCACCACAGACATAAACAACGGATACATTCCAATCGCACTGAGCGAGACGGTTTCGCTGAACGCCAACGAGTACGTCGAGATGGCTTTTGCAGCAGATAGCACCAACGTGACGGTGGATACCGTGGCGGCCACGGCATTTGCACCAGGCGCACCGGCCATCGTTCTGACCGTCACTCAAGTCCAACAGTAAGGAGAAATCATGGCAGTCACAGCAAAACCCCTCATTGGCTCCAAGCAGATGGAGGCGGCGCAGACCACGCAATACACCGCCACCAACTGCACGGCCATCATCGACAAATTTACCGCCACCAACACCAGCGCCAGCAATGCCGTGATCAGCGTGCACCTGGTGAGCAGCGGCGGCAGCGCAGGCACGACCAACCTGATCGTGGACAGCCGCGCCATTGCACCGGACGAGACCTACACTTTCCCCGAGCTGGTTGGCCAAGTGCTGGCCAATGGTGGATTCATCTCGACCACCGGCACGGCCACTGCCCTGACCATCCGCGCCTCTGGCCGTGAAATCACTTAAGGAGACCACAATGGAAATGCCAAAGATCATGGTGGCTGGCTTCACCGGCCTGCCTGAATCCATGCCGTTCATCACGGCGGCCGAGAACAAAAAGAACACCCAGGTGGTGATCGACGACTGGATGCTCGGCCCTGAAAACCCAAGCAACGAGCCAACGGCCAACAAGGTCTATTGGGTTGCACTTGGCAAGGCCATGCAGGTGGACGAGAAAGAGGCCCGTCGTCGTCGCTGCTCGAATTGTGAATACTTTTTCAATGACCCGCTGACGCAAGCCAAAATGGACAGAATCCCACGCAACCAGTGGGATGATGGAGCAGGGTATCGCGGCTACTGCAAGAAGTTCGACTTCATTTGTCATGACATGAGGTCATGCCAGGCGTGGGAAGAACGGGAATACGAAGACGACTAAATGGTGCAGCCTTGATGCAACTCTCGCTTTGCCTGAACGTAGGCCTTATGCGCAGCCTCTGGCGTCTCAAAGATGCCAAGATACTTGCGCTTGCCTTCGCTGACTATGCGAGCAACAAACCCACGTGGATGCCTTATCACGCCAAGCAATCCGGTAGTGCTGGTGCGCTTGGCCGTGCGCTTGTTCTCTGTGTTTGTTTGCCTGCTGACATGGCGCAAGTTGGCAAAGGCATTGTTGGCCTTTTTTCCGTCTATGTGGTCAATCTCTTGCGTAGGCCATTCGCCAGTGACGTACAGAAACGCAAACTGGTGTGCCATTCCTCGGAAACCGTCAAACATGATGTAGACGTATCCATCGCGGCGCAGCGATCCGGCAGGCATGCCAGCCTTCTTGCGTCCTTTGGACTGCAGGTGTGTAAACTGTCCCGTCTCCGGGCAGTAATGCGCAAGCTCGCGCAGTCGGTCTTGTGTGATCATGTCGCACCTCATCAGAGTGGAAAGCCATCGAAAGATGCAGCAAGCGGTGATGAGTCGCCTGTCCCCCGTCGGGTGAGCTGCCAGACCATTTTACGGAAGGCGTTTGCAAAAGCAAGCATTTGTGGGAAAATCAAGCCGCTGAGTAAAGTGCACCCGGCGGCATCCAATGAAAAATTGAGGTGTTTACATGGGATTGCTTAGTACACTCGGAGGCATTGCAGGCTCTATCTTTGGTGGGCCTATCGGTGGGACTATTGGCTCCGCGCTTGGTGGAGCGATTGAAGGCCGAGAGACTGCACAAGAAGCATCCGGCATTCAGGCCGGTGCTGCACAAGCTGGCATTGAAGAACAGCGTCGCCAGTTTGACGAAATCACAAAACTGCTTTCTCCTTACCGCGAAGCCGGTGTCGGCGCTATTGGCCAGCAGCAGGCATTGCTTGGCATTGCTGGTGGCCCTGCACAGCAGCAGGCCATTGCGGCACTTGAGGCGTCTCCTCAGTACCAAGCCCTCATGGAGCAAGGCGAAAACGCATTGCTGCAACGTGCGTCTGCCACTGGTGGACTGCGCGGTGGAAACATTCAGGCAGCACTTGCCCAGTTCCGTCCACAGTTGCTGTCTAACCTCATCAGCCAGCAATATGAGCGTCTTGGTGGACTGGCAAACATCGGTCAAGCATCTGCCGCACGCCAAGCCGCATTTGGTCAAGCAACAGGTGCAAACATCGCTACTTTGCTTGGGCAGCAAGGCGCTGCTCAGGCTGGTGGAGCGCTTGCAGAAAATCAACTCACAAGCGGAATTTCCAAGGCATTCGGTGCGATTCAAGGCGCCGGTGGTTTTGGCAAAGTGTTTCCTGGAATTTTTGGCGGCGGTACTGGCGGCCTAAATATCGGCACGGCATTGCAATATGGCACGACGCCAGGCTCGCAGCAAACAGCGATGCTTGCGTCGCAGGAGTTCTAAATATGGTTGCACCGATCGACTACACGGCGCAAGTCGCTGACCCATTTAAGCAGGCTGCGCAAGGCTTTCAACTTGGTGCAGGTTTGCAACAATTTGAGGAACAGCGCCAACTTCTTGAGAAGCAAAAGATTCAGCAGCAGCTTGCAGCACAAGAGGAAGCAAAGTTTTTTGCAAACCCGAATCCGACAATGCGCGATGCTTTGCGATTCGCCTCTGTTTTGCCAAAAGATCGTGCTGATGCACTTCGTCCGTACATTGAAGCATTCAGCAAAGAGCAGCAGCAAGGCGTCCTGAAAACCAATGGGCAGATTTTGTCTGCGCTACAGGTGAACCACAAACTGGCGTTAAGTTGCTTAGAGACTATGCAACTGCACAGCGCAACAGTGGAGATGAGGCAGAGGCATCTCTGTATGAGCGCATTGCCGATGCTGCTGAAGACCCTAATCGTGGGCCTGCA